AGGTAGATACTAGTAAAATTATTAAAAAAAGTGAAAGTGCTGTGATACCCAGATTGCTTTTGTGACTATTCATAAGTTTTTATTATTAATTTAATAATTTGAGCACCTCTGTAAGTCTTCAAAAGAGAAATTGAAATTATTCACATCTTCCATGATTTTTTCAATAAGTTTCTTACTGAATACTTTAAAATTAGGAACATTAATCCAATTTCTTCTAGAACCAACTCTATCAACAGTATCATGCACAAATTTTATTTGGTCTGTATCATCTCCAACAAAAGAATCAGCTCTGAATCCTAAACATTCTAAAAAATCAAACAGTTTTTCAGAACTATATTTTTGATACATAGGAAAGTTAGTTGTAGGCTAGGTTACTATCCTTTCCCATTTTGAAAGTTATTGGAGCACCATTTTTTAATAACATTTCAATAAGCTCTTGAGATGGTCTGTATTGAACTCCAAGTTCTTTATACCTCTCTCTTGGTACATATGAGTATTCATAAATTTGTTGATTTATGTTTTTAATAAGCTTTTCAATATCTTCTGAAGCTGTATATATTCCATCCATGTCCATGGAACATGCGAAAAATGTCTTTGTGCTTTTGTCGTACTCTATTTTTACTCTGATATTTTGAGGAAGCACAGCCTTTCTCTTGTTCGCTTTTAAAACTTTGTAGAGAAGATAATCGTTAAACTGATTAAAATAAAACTTTATGTATAAGTGTGGGTATCTGAACATTATGTTCTTTGTTTGGGTAAATTTCGTGTTTGTAATATACCAAAATAGTGTAGCAATGTCAATTTACCCTGTCCTATATAAACTGTACAACATTTAAACAATCAAAACAATTAGTTTCGGTTTTAAAAAACTATGCTTGAGCTGACTGCAGCTTTTCCATGATTCTCTTGATTAACTCTGGTTTTTTGCCACCTTTATCAAGCTCAAGTTCTCTGGCCATAGCCCAAAGATCACTCATTTTTTTACCATCCAAGAACTCAAACATTTCATCTGGAGTCAAATCTTTATCTTTACTAGGTGTTGGAGGAGCTTTTGGAGCGCTATCTTTTGATTTCTTTGCTGTTGGAGCTGATTGCCCAAGGCTATCAACCCAACCTTCTGGAATTTCCTCAGCACTATTGAAGATTTTCCCCTTACTATTTGGGCCATACATGAATTTTGGAAATTCAGATTTGACTTTATGTTTTGCCATAGTGATTGTTCCTTTCTTGAACAAAAAAAGCGACTCATTTAGAGTCGCCCTGTTTATGGTTACGATAATTTCATTATAGCACACACCAAAAAGGGCGGCCTCTCGACCGCCCTTTTCATGGCTAACTTACTGACTGCAGCTTAGGAGTTGTAGTCTAGTTCTGCTTGACCGCTTAGGCGGACACCCAAACGAGTATCAATCGCTTTGACGCCATAAAGGACATCACAGCGAGACAAGTGAGTGTCGTATTTGCCATCAGAGGTTTCCCAGTATCTGATAGAGAGACCAGTCTCAGGATCAGTGGCAAAAGAGTATTTGCCGACATTAGGAGTGACCAATTTGGCACCGACTAGAGCAATCGAACCCTTATGGAAGACTGAGTTCTGACGATAAGCAGTCTCCGCGTCACCTAAGAAGGTAACGTAGGCGTTGTTTGCAGGAGCCGCACTGACAGTCTTGTAGGCACCGGAAGTAATGATTGGGTTAGCAATCTTTACAGTCACTGCGCCAGCTCCATCGGCTTCAGCCTCTTCAAGCACTGTGAACATTTGCAAGAAACCAAGAGTGGCTTTACTTCGAGGATTGACAGCGTAAACGCCAGCAATCGTGAAGACTTCACCAGCCTTAATTATTGCATTAGCACCAACACCCTTGAGATCAAGCTCTTGAGAGTAGGTGGTTCTGACAGCTTCGTAGGTTACTTCTTGAGAAGCACCATCAATCTGACCAGCACTGGAAGAACGATCACCAGTGATTAAGTTGACTACATTTTGGCTCATGTAAGGTTGCACATTGCCCAAAAGGGGTAGTTTAGCTTTTTCAATGGCTGTTTTTACAGTTGCATCTGAAGCATTTAAAGCAGTGAACTTACCAGCTAAAGCCCAATAATCAGTTGGTGATAGCACCGCATGGCGAGCGTCACCGGGGATAGCTAATTCGTCCATTCTCTGAGGACCAGCAAAGAAGTCTGGAGCGCTATTGATCGTTTCACCGGGAGTACCTACCCAATGAGGAAACTTCATGGTTTCAAGCATGAGGTCTTGATCAATTTCTTGAGCCAAAGTAGCTGCTTTGGTTTTTAAATGTTCATTCTTTAGTAATTCATCGACATCTAAGGTCAACTCTTTACTAGTGAATTGAAGATCGACACCCTTCTGCTTGTCGATAGTGATATCAACAGAGCCGGTTTTAGAGTCTTGTGGCTGGGCTTCAGCTCCAGAACGCACAGTGAACTCTGGGGGGCGTCTCACTTTAATGGTATCACCAACTGCTACCTCTTCGCTTGAAAAATCTTTGTCAAACTTGGTAGTGACTAATTTACCCATCACCAAGCTATTTTTCAAAAGCAAAAGGAAAGCGTTGGCAACTTTTTGTGTGTGCACATATGAATTTGCCATAATATTATTTCCTTCGTTTCCGCTTTAAACGGAATCTATTTAATAAGATGGGAAATTTGCTTGTTAGGCTTTCGAGGCGAAATTCTTTTCGAAGTCTGCAAAGTTAGTCGTATCAGGAGTAACTTTTTTAGAGCTTCGCAAGTTTCCTGCTGTTGGAACAGCGCTAGATTGAGAGATGTCAATAGAGTATTGCTTGTTAGCAAGCTCTGCTCCTTCAATCACTCCTTCTAAGTCTTTAGTGATTTCATTGACGATTTCACTAAACTTTACCGCAGGAACAAATTCTTTTTTGCCAGTCATCGGATTAAACGCTGAGTTTAATACCTCATACTGTCTGAGTGCTAATTTCTCAATGTGTGGAGGAATATCCTTCACACCAGCGATATCAACCTCATGTTCCTTAACAGCACTTCTAAATTCATTGTTTATTGCTTCCAACTGAGCTTTTTGTCGCTCGTTTTGGAGAGCTGCATCAACTGCTGCTTGCACAGCTTGTTGAGCTCGCTTTTCGAAAGCATCTGGATCCAATGCACCTTCTTCTCTTTCCTCTGGGGAAATAAAAGATGGAGGTTTAGGAGTCTGTGGTTTTAAAGGAGCTGGACCTTGGTAGGTCTGTTGGCCAGCAGTTTTGAGTTTTTCTAAAAGTTGACCAACCCTTCTCTCTGCCCTTGTGGGCTTAGACTGTTCTTCTTGATCCTCCTGATTCCCTTCAGGATTCTCACTCGAATGCTGTGATTGCTCCTCACTCTCCGATTGATTTTGCTCTTGTGAAGCATCATCGCTAGTTTGTGAATTGCTTTCTTGAGCAGGGGGCGTATCCTGCGAGGTCTGCAAGACCTCTTCGTTTTGATCTGCCATAGTTCAACTTTCTGACCGCGCATTTACTAGGGGTCGACCACTAGTTGTAAAAGAAACAAAAAAAGCGAGCCATATAGGCTCGCCCTTCATTTCGGTTACGATTGATATTCAATATATCAATTATTTTTATACTTTGCAATCAGTAAAAATTGGAGTGCCATCGGGCTTCTCTCCGGTCATCCTTTTTTCAGTGCCAATCCAGAAACCATGAGCTGTAGGACAAGATTTACATTTAATCCATGGGCCATTTTGTCTCCAAGTGTGGCGAATGGTTTTAGCTTGCTCTAGAGCTTCTTTGCGTAGATTCTCGTACTCTCTTTGTGAAATACCAGTGTTTACTGGTAAACCATCAAAAGGCTCTTCCTTGGCTTCTTTTTCTGGAGCTTTTACTTCTTCTATGGTTTGAAAGCGATCTCTTCTACTCATCTTCTTTGATTGTTTTCTTTGCTCTGTCTGGAATTGATTTAATAGTTCGAAGGTACTCAATCGCTACTTGTGAAGCGAGAAATCTGAAACCAACCGCTTCAACAGTATCTTTTTGATCAATTGATCTAAGTTCAGTTAGATGTTCAATGTATTTATCAATAATTTTTACAACCTCTTTCCAACTGCTTGAATTAGCGAGTCGCGCCAAACGATCTTTTTGAGTAAGTTTAGCTTTGATTTCAGGTCTTTTGAGAACTTTTTTATAGCTAGCAAAAATTGCATCTGAACCTGGAGCAATTGCTGTTTCTGTCATTTAATTTCCATTTCTCTCAAATCTCGGAGTAAGTTGCCTCGCTCTGACGAAGTGAGTGACTTTATATTTTTTTCTTTTGGCTTCGGCATCTTGAGAACTTCGGGTAGCTTTTTAGCTAATCTTGATTTTCTTTTATTCATATCAGCCTTATTGTTGGCCGAGCTGCAATAATTCCTGAGCTAACTGATTAAATGCTGGATCATTGAATGTCGGCATCGATTGAGCCTGTGGAGGTTGTGCTTGCATTGGAGGAGCCTGAGGAGGCTGACCCATTTGCTGAGGGGGTTGTTGGTTTGGTTGAGCCTGATTAGAATTTGCTCCTTGTTTCATAGCCATTGCTTTGCTCAAAGCTGCAGCCACTTGTGGGTTCTCCATGTTTAAAACATTATTGCCATCATCATTTTCAATAATGATCTTATCCCAATCGGTTACTCCTGAGGAGATAATCCATCGCTTAATAGCTTCTCCGAGATCAATTTGTTTATTTCCAAGAGGAATAGTTCCACCCTGAGCAAGAGAGTCAAAGGCGCCAGGAATCTTGACTAAGAATCCTAGGATTTCAGTGAGGGTTTGATTCTCCATGATGGTATCTTTTTTAAGAGTAGAACCTGAGTCAATTTCGTATCTGTATTCAACATTATTGATATCTTTTGGCTTGATGGTAACAGTACCCATTTTGCCAACTTGAAACATTTCAACAACATCCGGAGCAACTTGAGCGACATCTCTCAGGTCTTTTTCTTTGAGGTAGAGAGTCATGGATTTCTCTTGTTTTTTAGCAATAAGATCAATCATTCTGTCAAAGATTTTTTCTACACTAAGCTCAAGCATTCTTCGATCAAACTGAGTTTGCATTCCCTGAGTCATGGCTTGCATCTTAAGAGCCTGAGGAGTCTTACCAAAGCCGGGATCTGCTGCAGCGCCGACACTTGCATCTGAAGTATTGGTTACTGTGAGCACCATTGCTTTGAGGAAATTGTAGGTTGATTGAAATGCCTGAGAACTTGTTGGATTGATCTGCATTTGAGCTATTGCATCAAAGTTGCCCTTTTCCATGAGCCAGATTTGTCCGGGGCCAATTCCATCTTTAAAATCGTCCCAGTTGTCAATATATGCTGGATCGATCTTCATTGGAGGGAAAATGCCCATCTTAACACCATCGAGATAGAGACTAATTAAACTACCTTGAGCAGCGTGTAAGGTCATTCCGCGCTCAAAGTCACCAAGACCAAAGAATCTGTCAATGAGTGGGTAGGAATGACACATGATGACTGGAATTTGATCGTTTTTCTGAGGATTGGCTATATCTCTTATTTCAACTTTGGTTGCAGCGTGGAATGTTCTCCAGCGATCACCCTCGTAGCGAGAGAGAAGCTCAAATTCGTCTTTTTTGACCATGACGCCCTCATGCTGTCTTTCAACAAAACTTTGAGAGTTTAGATCTACCGAGCTATCACCTTTTGTTGCAAGGATTTTGTCAATGTTCTTCCAAACTTTTTTATCTCTAGACTCTAACCAATTGCGACCAACTCTTGATCTGACCCAAGTGTAATCGCTATCTTCAACAGTAGTCTTACCAGCCTGAGGAATGATTGATCGAGCAGGAAGTAAAAAGAAATCAGGGCCAACATAACCATTTTTACCGGGAACAAAATCAACTAGAGCTCCAAAAGAGCCATAGACTTTGCGGTAAAGTGATAAAAGCCAAAGTTTAGTAAAAGCGTCAAATTGTGAATTAGCGTGTGGCAAAACATGACTATGAAAAATCTTATCCATGAAGATAGATTTACCTCTATTCTCCTTGGTTAAGGCTGTGATCTTGCCTGAAGGCATCTGGGCCATGATTTCGTTGTTTTGTTTGAGAACTGCTGAAAGAAGAGTTGGATCTGTTACTCTGGAATTTGTTTCAGTTTTGCTGATTTGATCTATAGGAGTGCTCATCAAAATGCGCTCTTTATCGTCAAAAGACTGGTGAACTAATTCAATGGCGCCAAGGTCATTTTGGTATTCATCAAGAAATGATTTTGTTTTGTCTGTTTCAGCCATAAATTATGTTTTTTGCCACAAAAAAAGCGGCCTCATTTCTGAGACCGCCCTTGATATGGTTACGGATTGCTACATTTCTTTGTAGCTAATTAACAGTATATCACGAATCAAAAGAATGTTTAACACTACCAAAAACCTTAAAGCCCTTTAAAGATATTTCAATCTTGAGAAGCTCTGAGACGAGCAAATGCTTATTCTTATCTATCCACTCATGGAGTTGGATCGCTCGAGCTTTCTCAACAGCTTTTTGGTTGTTTAAAGCAGTAGAATTAATCATTACTTTGTTATAAGATAGCTTAAAATGAGCAATTTAGCAACATTTATTTCGCTTGAGAAACTGTTCCAAGCACTCCAACATGGCAGGGCAGAATTGGCACTTCAGATCAGAAGTGGAAATGTTGTTTCTGTTATGGCCAAGGGTAAGAAAAGGCTTATATATAACTCTTCTGCCAAAGACACAAATGATAACCAGAAAGCACTTCAAGATATTGTCAAAAGGGTCATTGATCAGTTGAGTAGTGGCATTACCAGTGAAATGACTTTTAGAGTAAAAAACATCAGCGACAAGATCAGGTCTGTAGAGGTCGAGAGTGATCAAAACATTGGTCTTAGTAAAATTTCTTCATCTGCTTCATAATGTTTCGAGCAGCTTCTCTTGCAGCTGCTTTTTTCTCTGTATTCACTATTGTTGGTCTCTCTGTTTGGTACATTTGCCAACCAATAGCCAATGCCATAACTCCGTCATCGTGTTTTCCTGATGAGGCTTGAGGTTTGCCGCCCCTACCTTTGATGAATGTTTTGTGATGGTCTAGTAGATCTTGATCGTAGAAAGTCAGGGAGTGGGAATCAAATTGGTTTTTCCAGTCTCCAACAAGATAGGGACGAGTCGCGGCGCTTGTAACCCATCCAAGCAAATTGGTCTCTTCTTCCCCATCTGTCTTACCTCTGCTCTTGAAAACATAGAGAATGTACTTTTTTAGCCTATTAAGCACTCTCAGTCGCTCCATTTCTGAAGCACCACCATTGTTTCTTTCAAATCCAACTACGGGAGGAACACCAGTGTGATCAAATATGAACTCTAGAGCTGAATGTATATCTGGAGTCATGTCTGAGGCAACGTTATCATTCCAGTAAACTATTGGCACATCAAGTTTTTTGTAGCTAATAAACGGAACACAGTTGAAGTCTCCACCACCCTGACCAGTATCACCGGGGACGAGAAAGAACTCTCCTTGATCAATTTTTCTAAATACTCTAAATTCGCCCATATATTTCCCTTAAATCTGCGCCTATTATCATTGGCTTCTTGATTAAACCTTGATAGAACATAATTGCTTCTTTTTCAAAATAAGGATCTCCGCCAAGAAGAAATGCTTCTGTGTCGTAAGTTGGATACTCACGAAGCTCCTCAAGATCAAACTCATTGTGATTTTTAGGGTTTCGAGTGGCTACATGATGCCAATAGCACTGAGCTCTAGTGATTCCATGCTCCGCAATGATCTGATGGTAATATTTTGGAGGAACCCAATCTGATGGAGGATCAAGAGCATATTCTTTGTGTAGCCACCAGCCAAAAAACCTGCTCTTGTAGCGTGAACCGGGGAGCTTGCCATTGTCGTATTCTGTCTGCCAATAATCACCTGTTAAGTTACCTGATGACTCGCGGAATATTTTACCTGTGCCGGGTTTAACTTGTTTATCTGCACCAGAAACAAGCTTCTTTGCGTTCATGATTTCTGTATTTGGATAAAAAGCAATCTCAGTAAATAGAATGTTCTGTTTTGTGCCACCACGACCAGAGGTTTTGGCGTTGGCTGTATCTGTTGAGAGAATACAGCCTTTATTGCCTTCCATTTTCTTACCAAGCTCATCTGATCGAAGGAATGCTTTGCGGAGTTTAGCGATATCCTCTGGATCGTTTGTTTGGTAGTTTTTAATAAGCCAAGAGTCTAAGAAATGACTACATCGAGCAAAGTGAACATAGGTTTCTTTGTCTTTGTGAGAGTAAATTTCAGATTGGTTTAGTGGCATCTCTCCAAGCTCTGCAAGGATGAAGTCTGTCATGAACATGCCAGCAACCATCGTTGAACCACCCCACTGACGAGCTTTTAGCCAGTTTTCTCTAATGCCATTAAAATCTGGGTAGTCTTGCTCTAGTAGAGAGTAAACTAGACTTTGAGTATCGTTGTAAAGAAAAGGAATGATCTCACCTTCTTTTGTTACTAGAGTGAAGTTGTCCTCATTAAATTCTTTATAGTCTACATACTGCATTATCTTTCCTTAATGTATTTGTTTGAATTGAAGTTAAATTGTTGGATAGGAGTGCCAACTTGAGATCCAGATTGGCCATCCTCTGAGATTTTGCGACCAGCAATCTTTTGCATAGCTTCCCAATAACGATAGTCTTTGCGGGCCATTTGAATGCCAATGTTGTCTAGTTTGACTTTGACAAGCACCATAAGTCGCTCACGCTCCTCGTTGTACCATTCGAGAAATCCGGGCTTTGCAATCCAATCGTACCAAGTAGTTCTCGCGAGCTTACACTCTTCGGAAATTTTAGTGATGTTGTCAGTTACTAATTCGGCTGCTGTAGCAACCCAAATTCGCATGGCTGGAGTTGGCTTGAATTGCACCTCATCTGTAGTAATCACCGACAATTCCTTTGTATCGCTCTTTTTTGAAATAGCCTTGGTTTTAATTTCTTTTAAAATTAGTTCTGCTTTAGCTTTTTTAGCAGTTTGATTTGGTTTGGTTTGTTTTTTGGGCATAGTTATTTCTCAATTAAAATAAATTTATTTAATTGCTGATCTGATTCAAAAATGAATGGCATTTGTTTGTGCCAATTCATTTGTGCATAAAGTTTTGGGGTGAAATGGATTCCGTTCTGGCCAATGTAAAATCCGCGATTGATTAAAGTTGTGATTCTTTTAAAACCTGCTTTAAAAAGTGCAAAATCTTTGCCAGCATCCTGTGAACACTGAGGCTTATTAAAATTATGCTTTTTAAATAGATTTTGGATTTTTTCTCTGGGAAGGTCTGAATAATCGACCCTCTGTATTAGGTCAAAATAGTCTTTAAAATACTCTCGGGCTATCTTCCATTGTCGAGAAATTATGCATTCTGCCCACCAATGAGTTTCACCAAAAATAACTTTGTTTAAATTGTCGCTTGTTGGATTTGCCAGTTTTTTGAAGTTAAGGTTGAATGAAAAAACATCTTTTCTGTTGCCAAATTGCTCAATTAAAACTCTGCATAGGCGTAGATAATCAGGAGAAAGCACAACATCATCCTCAATGATTAGGTAATAATCATAAATTGATGACATTACTTGATTAGCTGAAAACTGATTAATGCCATTACCAACATTAATATCTATTCTTATGCGATTAGCTCCCTTGCTGAGCTTTGAAGTTCTAAATAAAAATACTGATTTCTCAATATCTTCTTTTTTAGCTTTTATTTTTTCTGAGAAAATGTTTTGACAACCATCTTGGAAAAGATGAAATTTGGTGTTTTTTAAATACGACTGTTTCTCCAAAGAATTTAGAACCTTAAAAAGATAATCTGGTCTGTTAAATGAAATAATGGCTACTCCAAGTTTTCCGCTATACATCTTGAAATACCTCCTTTACTCTCTTAATCATTGAGTCAAAACCAAAAATATTGCTTTCTGATTCGAATTTTCTCTGATCTAAACAAATGCGAAGTTTTCTTGATAAATCAATGTGATTGCCAAGTCTCGCAAAATATATATTTTGAGCACCTGAGAAATTAGCAATTTCTTTTAGAGTTGGATAGTCGTAACACACAATTGGAGTGCCGCAATCAATTGCTTCTGCAGCCCACATTCCAAAACCTTCAAAAATAGCACCATTGATCATCACTGATGCTTTTCTGATTGTTTCAAACTTTTCTTCTTCTGAAGCGTTAAACATAAATTCAACGAGATTATTCATTCGGTAGGCTTTCGAAATATGCTTATGATCAATCCCAGATACTGAATTGATTACCTTCAGCTTGAGATTATTTTGCCTACAGGCCCAAACAACATGGTCAAATTTCTTATTAGGAACAAGTCTTGAAACAAAAACTGCATAATTCTCTCTATCAGCTGGCTCAGTTTTGTTTTTTGATATCGAATTAATTGATGGATATATTGGTATTAATTGATCATCTTTTTTATTAATCCAGTCATAAATATATGGGTGAGTTGCGCGACATAAAGTAATGATTGGAAAATCATTGTTCCTAAGTAGTGGATAAAGCTCTGACCAATCTGGAAATGACCTCTTTCCCAAGTATTTATTAATCATTGGCAGGGGATCAAATATGATTGGAAAAGCTTGTTTCTTGTATTTGAGCGCGTTGTGGATGGCGCAAAGGTTTCCATTAACAGGAGAGCCTATATATACATCTGCCTTGATGTTTAAATGAGCTAAATCTTTTGGACCACAATCGTGGACCACCACCCTAGGCTGTTCATATTCATTGAAAAAATCCTTAAATACTGGTGTAGAGTTTGTGTGAATGGTGATATTGAAACCAGCTTCTTTCAAAGCTATCGCCAACATCCATGAATAATATCTTCCACCAGTTAAGTGACTATTATTTTCAGTTATGAGTACAAAATGCTTTTGTTTGCTTTTTGCCATAAAAAAAGCGACCACTCCCAAAAATTTGGGTAGTGATCGCCTAACTTTAATTAGTAACGATTATTCCGGAAACTGCGTGACATTTCCCTTCACGCTTTTTCCCTTTATATTAATCTCTAGTTTAACACGATCAGTTGACAGGATATATTGAGCGTGTTGTCTTAGCCATTCGACTATCTCTCTTAGTCTGGCTTCGGCTTCTTTTTGGGCAGGATTATTTTCGAGCATATTATTTCTCCAAAACTTCTTTGACTGAGCTCCATAAACCATCACAGAGCTTTTCTGAAGGATAATTTATGCACACATCTTGCCAATCATCTGACTCTGATGGATTTTTGTCTAAAAACTCGATCATTTCGCCGATTGTGAGTTGAGGCAAATACATTCCACCATTTTCCCCATCAATAAAAGCTTCACTTGTGCTTACCCAATCAACGCCTTTTCTATCTCGATACCATGCATATAGTGCTTTTTTAGATTTTTCACTTAATTCATCAAGTTGAGATACTGTTATGTTTTGTTTCATTTTTCTAAATCCTCCTTTACCACCTCCCATAGTTCATCGCACCATGTCTCAGGATTAATTTCACTTTCTCCTAAAGAGACCCCCGGAAGATAGTAAGATTGACTCCCTTTTGCCAAGAACTCGATCATTTCGCCGATATTAAGCAGGACCTTTTCGAAGTATTTCTCTGGCCAATCTAGAGTAGAGGTTATCTTGATTCCTAGATATTTATGCAATTTCTCTCTAGCTTGAGGTGAGAGCGAGTTTAGCTGCAGCTTCGTTATATTTTGCTTCATAGTATGTCCTTAATTGACACAAATTGTCTTTTCATGTTGAAGGGTTGATATTTGAATTTCTTCCAAAAAATTAGTTTGTGCCACCATTTTGGGACCAAATATTCAGCTTTGTAATCTGGATATAAAGAAAAAAATAGAATTGCTTCTTGATCAATTTTTGTTGCAATTAAACTATTTCCGTCAGGGTTTCTTTTTAAGGAAATCGCTCCTTTTTTTACTAGTAATTTATAATTACCACGAATATCTTTTTTTCTTACTTTTAAGTATTCTTCCTTGCCACAATGTAAATAAATAGGCTTTAATTCGAGCTGTACTCTATCAAGAAAACTGTTTATTAGTTTCTGTAGTGATTTCTTCATAATTCCTTTTTAGTTTCTTTTTTGTTGGGAGATTCCATGATTTTTCTCTGTAATAGCGCTAAGCCCTTAAAAACTCCATATCTAACCGAGGCAGATTCAGATTCTTGGATAGAATCGTGTTGTGATGCTTCTTTAATTGTTGGGTTTATCATCTGTAAAATCCTATTCCTCTCAACCTCTCTTGCCTCTGCTGTGTTTTTTGAGAGAAGATCTTCCAAATCATTCAATACATATTCAGTCCTAAAAGTAAGAAAGGTTCCCTCTCCATTTTCAATCTCGTCTTCAGCATGTTCTTCTAGAATATTAAGAAGTTTAGTCCTTAATTCACTTAGTTCTTTAGTTGGTTGGTTCATATTTAATCCTTTAATTTATATTTTTTGCAACAGTTAGAACAGTGTAGAGAGTGGCTTATTAAATAAACTTGTCCGATGACATTAGCCATAGCTCTAGCATCTTCTTGTGAAATTTCTTTGTATTTTCCATTGGTAGTTATATTTGCCAGTAAAGACATTTCTTCTCCCCAATCGGTATCAACTAAAATATCAATTTCTTCAATCATTTTTTTATAATCAAGTTTCATCTCTTTCTCACTCATTTTGTTTGATCTTTTAACTACCTCTTCAACAAAGTCCTCTTTAGACAGGTTTAATATGTCCTTCATAACTTTCCTTCTTTTTCTGCTTTTAAATACAATTTGGCTATTCTGACTCCACTGTCTTTATATTGTTCTTTAAGTTTTTTTGACATAGTTTAATAATTTTCTCCACCAGCTTAATTTAGTCGATTCAATATTTACTGTGCAAGTCTTACCTTTAATACGATAGCTGGCTTCCACTTTATAGCTCTTATCAGAATCAGTGTATTGAGGTTCAAACTTTACCCATCCTTCAGAATTTTCTACTAAGCTAGCTCTTACCAACCTATCATTTATATATAATCTATACTTTCCATTCTTTCTTAGTTTATAGACTTTATCTTTAATAAATAAGAGTTTAGTTGATTTCATTTTTACTTCCTTAGTTTAGCTAGTACATCATAAATAGCTTGGTTGTACCCATATACTTTACCGCTCCCATAATCGCCAGCCTCTCTGTCCTCTAGGCTTACTTCCTTTTTCATCTTCTCCACTAACTCTATGAAGGATTGGCGCTGAGTTAGCAATATAAGCTCAACTTGTTTAATTAGCTCATTAGTACAGGATTTATCCCATGGAATATTATCGTCTATTAAAAGATAATCTAAATTTTTAAGAAATTCTTTTTTCCAGTCTTTCATAGGTTTATTCCTTTTTGAGAGAGTTGATAACAGCTCTTACAGCTCCAAGCGGAATTAAGTCAACACCTCTATCTCTCCCAATGGTCGAAGTGTACCCATTATCTAGTAGTTTAGACACTTCATTTAGGGTTTTTTCCCTCTCCTCGCTTCTTGCTTTAACTATTGCTTGAGAGAGTAGTTTTTTTGCTAATTCTATTTCTGTTTCGCAATCAGTGTCCATAGCATAGCCAAACCCCTTCATAGCCCAATTAGAACCCCTTGACCACGCTTTATTTATAATGGTTTCTAATTCTTTACTTAGTCCTTGTTTATCTATTTGAGACATATATCAATCCTTTATGTAAATTTTCCAGAATAATCTTTTGTATTCTTTATGAGCTGTTTTATAACCTACTTCTAAACCTTCTTTTTTCTCAGCTTTTAGTCTTAATGCTAGTTTTTCCTTAGCAGTATTTTTACTCTGGATTTCACCACGATATTTTCTCTTTGAATCAAATTGCTCCCAGAAGTATTCTAAAAACTCTTTAAACCCTACGAATTGATAATAGTCAGTCAAATCAATTCTCATGTATTGCTCCCAAGAATACATCGCCACATCTTTAAATTTTTCAAATGTTATTTTTCTCCAAGCTCGCATAATCATTTACCTTTCTTTAGGTTGAGTTAGCTTTTCTGTTTTTAACCACAACCATAAATTTGCTAAAACTTCTTGAATAGTAGCACCATAGACTTGAGTTTCTTCTATTGAATCAACCACAATATAATATCCGTTACTTAAAGTCCTTCCCATAGGCTTAAACCATAAAACATCTTCTCCAATTGCTTCGGCTAGCTCATTTACTGTTGGAGCTGAAATTGAATCTTCATTTTTACTCATACTTAAATTAGCTTCATCAAAATAGTCTGGATTTTCTACTAAGGCATCATCTTCTGCATCATCTCCAAAGACTTCTGGATAATTCCAATAAAATAAGGTGTTTTGAGGAAAACCTTTTTCTTTTAATTCCTTAGACAAGTCTGGTTCTGTGCAAATTTGTTCTAGTGTTATCTCTCTATCAGTCATTTTGTTCCTTTAGTTAGTGATTCTAATTGCTCTAAAACCCAGCCTTTTGATATTTTATGCATATCAATTCCTCTGATGATTGTCTTTAGATTCTCAATTCTCTTTTTAACATCTTCTTCTAGCTTCTCTGTTGGTTGTGGTGTGATAGGGTTGGTGGTAACTTCTACATAAGCACCAAATTTATCAACTCTGATTGACTCTTCAAAATTAGCCCATTTCTTAATGATTCCCATATCTCTAGTGGTGTGAGGGTTAATTGGATCGCCTATCCAGTTGATATACTTCCCTTCGTCTTTAGTTATATAGAGTTTTTTAGTTTTTTGTTGTGGTGTGATAGGGTTGGTGGTAACTTCTACATAAGCACCAAATTTATCAACTCTGATTGACTCTTCAAAATT